TTCATTTGATATTCTTCGAGATTTATTATTTAAAGATAATAAATTAAAAGATGAAGAAAAAGATATTTTGAATGATTTCATTCAAGATATGGAAAATGTTAAACCAAAACGTACTTCATCTGAGTATTACAGTGATGTTTTAGAAGAAATTATAAGAACTTGTTATTTTAGTAATATTGCTAAAGAAGTAACTTCTTTAGTAAATGATAATAAAATTGAAGAAGCAGAAAATCTTATTGCAGAAATGCGGGCTCCTAAAAGATTAGAATTAGATTTAGCGTTTATACCCCAAGATGTAAAATTTATTTTTGAACAAAAGCTTGAAGAACAAACTATACCAACAGGTATTAATGGTTTAGATTCAATAATTGATGGTGGTTTACGAATTGGTGAATTAGGTGTAATTTTGTCTCCCACAGGGTATGGAAAATCGATGGCTTTAGTACATTTCGGGGCGCACGCTTGGAAGCAAAATTTAAATGTAGTACATTTTTCCTTCGAAAATAGTAAAGAAGAAACAGCTAGAAGATATTTAACTAATTTAGCTAATCAACCTTTTGAAGTATTAGTAGACAACGGAGGTATTGATTGTGCGGCTATTGTTAAGTTAATTGTGAAAGATAAATCTCAAATTGCTATTTCTAAATTAATTGGTAGTACTACTAATACTAATGATTTATATTCTCATCTTTGTAATATTGTAGATTATTATGACTTTTACCCAGATTTATTAATTATAGATTATGGGGATTTAATGAAATCTATTCGCAAAACAGATAGCCGTTACGACGAAATGGAATCAGTATTTGCAGAACTACGAGATTTAGCGGATAGATGTCAAATACCTATTTGGACAGCTACACAGAGCAATAGAGAAGGATTGAAATCTAAACGAGTAAAATTAGAGCATATTGGTATTTCTTTTGGTAAAGCTGTTACTGCTGATGTAATTATCAGTTTATCACGGCCAAATAAAGACGTAGAAGACAATGATAGCGATGATTTTATAGACGATGACAATGATGCTATTTTCCGAATAGAAAAATTAAGACGATCAGAAGAAGTTAAAAAACCTATTTATGTGAAAACTAATTTTGCTATGGCTCGTTTTGACGAAATTGATATTTCTGATGAAAATGAAATAGACAATCGCGGAGAACTAATCCACTTAAAGAGAAAGAGAAAACGTGAAAAAGAATAATTTAGAAAAAGCTATAAAAAATTTTGATTTTGAAGATTTTCTTCTAAATTATAGTGTAGACGTAGAATTACGAGTGAAAGAACTTGCTGGGATTTGTCCTTTCTGCCAATGGAGGCGTGTTTCGTTTTATGTAGACGCTGAAAAAGGGCTATGGTGCTGCCATTTTTGTAATGAGAGTGGTGGCCCCGTACAATTAATAAGTCGTATTGCAGAATGTTCATATACACGTGCGTTAGATATTTTATTTGATAATTTTATAATTTTTGAAAAAGATGATGAAGAAAAAGAATATAAAGAAATTAAAATCGATTCTATTCAACTTCCTACTGAATTTTTTCCTTTAGCTAAAAATGATTCTACAGCTGCTTTGCCATATTATAGATATGCCAATAAAATTCGTGGATTAGATAATGTAATTCTTAAAAGATATAATATTGGATATTGTGCAACTGGTTTTTACCGTGGTAGAATTATTGTTCCTGTTTATCATTTTGGAACATTAGTTAATTTTGTAGCACGAGCAATTTCTGACAAAATTAGTAAAAAAGTATTAACTCCTAAAGGAAATGATCAATATAAATATTGTTTTAATTTAGATAATCTTTGGGGTTTATCTGAGGTAGTTTTAGTTGAAGGTGTTTTTGACGTATTAGTTATTCCTGATAAAGCTGTTGCTACATTTGGTAAAAAAATTACTGTTGAACAAGTAGCTTTATTGAAGAAAGCTGGAATTAAAGAAGTTACATTTTGCTTTGATGATGATGCCATAGAAGAAGCATATAAATTTGCACAAGAATATTTAATGACATTTAAAACAAACTTAGTAGAGATGCCGACTGGTTATGACCCTTCAAAATTAGGTAAAATTGAAATGTTAAAATTGTTACAAACTGCCAAACCTATACAATTAAACACCTTGCGGACTTAAAATTTTTATGGTATACTATAAGCTAAAAGGAGAAAATAAAAAATGAAACATTTTATTATTACAGGTGGGATTGGAGCAGGCAAAACTCAATTAACAAATAGATTAGCAGAAGAAAAATATGTTGTAGGTTCTCCGGCAACAACGATGAAACGTAGATTAGCTTTTGTAATTGCTCGTGAATTAGGCGGAATGAATGCTCTTGCCGACGAGATTTTTCAAGACTTAATGATAAGAGAACATAAAGAAAAATATAGAGTTTTATTACAAGGTTTTGGGGAATATTTTAGTAATCTTGATTCTTTTTATTGGATTCGTAAAACAATGACTGAAGTCGTACAAGAAGTACAAAATATAAATTTAGATTCTCATGACTCTGTTAAAGGTACTGTTTATGATAGCATTCGTCGGCCAGAAGAAATACAAGGAATACGTAATATTTATCCAGAAGCAATTACTATAGAACTTAGAATTTCACCAGAACGTCAAATGGATTATTTAATATGTATATTAGGATATACTAAATCTGAGGCTGAGAAAGTATTAGCTCACAGCAGCGAGCATTGGCTAGATAATTATAAAAGAGATTTTGTACTTGATGGTAATCGAGGAAACGATGGTGTTTGGTATGCTTTCAAAGAATTAGAAGAAAGAGGCTATTTTAATGGAACAAATAATTGATGAAATAATTAAAGTAACAGTTAATGGGAAAAAATATAAACTTAATTTATCTGATCTTGCCAAACGTTTAGAAATTGATGCTAGTAATCTTGATTATGAACTAGAACATCAAGCTGCGTTTTATTATTGGATTGCAACTCTGGCTACTAATGCAGTCTTCATGGCAGAAGAACAAAAACATGCATTCGAAGTTTTTTACTCAGAATTAATTAATGAAGCTCGTTCAGAATTTGAGAAAGAAGGAGGAAAAGCACCAGCAGCAACTATTATTGAAGCAACTGTAAAATCCCAAGAAGAATATCAAGAACGTTTAGGAGAATTGATGAAAATTAAACGTATTGCTGCTTTATTTGAAACAGCTAGAGAAGCAGTTAGAATGCGACAATTTTTATTGATTGAACGTAGCAAGAGAATTTCTAAAGAAATAGCCGCAGAGTACGAAGAGGACGAATAAAACTTGCATTTTCTAGAGTAATGTGGTATAATAGAAAAAATTAACAAAAAGGAGAGATGATATGCCTGTAGGCAAAGTAAATCGAGATAAAGTAAGAACAGTAGCCGCTAGAGAACGAGAATTAAAAGATTCTGATATTCCATTTTTTATACTACGAGATGGAAAAAATAAAATTAGAATTCTTCCACCTCCTCCAGATAGTGATGTTGTTTTTGTAAAATCAGCTACCCACTGGAACGTTGGGCCAGAAAATCACCGTTTTCATGCGCCTTTGGACGACAAGGGACGAGTAACAGGTTGGCTCCACGCTAAAGCAGCTGAACTATATAAAAGCAAAAAAAAGGAAGATATAAAATTAGCTGAACAAATTAGAGCAAAGAAGCAATGGTTATACAATATTGTAGATTTAGATAATATTGACCGTGGAATTCAAGTTATGTCAGTTGGAATTAAATGTCATGAACAAATTCTTGCTTATTTAGAAGACGAAGAAGAGGATTATGGAGACATTACAGATTTAGACGAAGGATATAATCTAATTATTACAAAAACTGGTGAAGGTTTTGATACTGATTATAAAGTACGTGCTAAACCTACGGCAACACCTGTACCAGAAGAAATTAAAGAATTGTTAGAGAATGAATCTCCATTTGATTTAACTTTAGTTCGACCTGTTGATAGCGACGAAGACATGAAAGCAGCTTTCTTCGGTGAGGATGCAGATAACGCTGATGATGATGATAATGACGACGACGACGAATTAGAATTACCTAAAGTTCAACGTCGTAAGACAAATGTAAAATCAACTGCAAAAAACACTAAAGACACCGATGATGATGACGATGATGACGACGATGATGACGACGATGATGACGATGACGATGACGATGACGATGACGATGACGATGACGATGACGAAAAGACTAAAAAAAGACCTTCTTTTGGAACTAGAATTAGTAATAGAAGACGCAGCAAATAATGTCTACGACTCCGATTTTAACAGAAGCTTATTTCTTTAGATTAAATGCATTAGCTAATTGTATTAAAAAATATATTACAGAAGAACAAATGGATGAAGCTCTAAAAGAAATTGGTAAGACATTAGCAGCTTATGATTCACAAATTATTATTGATCTTATGGATTGGCAAACGACTGAAGAGATAAAAAGATATGGTGAGGAGATAGTTATTGAAAAATTACGATCATTTACCACCGAAACAACCTAAAATAATGACTGAATTAGAAAAAGTATGGAGATGGAATATTGGTAAAGAAGATGATCTTCGTCGTTTTGCTGTAGCAATTACACCTTATAGTTTAAAAGCACGAAAGTATTTAGATGCCCAAGGATAATAAAATAAACGAGCAATCAACGAAGAAGCTACGAATAACTGACCAGCTTCTTCCTTTAGCTAAGAAAAAATTTGGTGAAGAATCAGTATCACTTGAAGGATTAAGTGAAATATTTGATTATATAAGTACTCAGTGTTTTGCTTTAGATACAGCAATTGGACGACCAGGAATTCCGACAGGTAGATTGACAGTAATCCAAGGAAAAGAAGCAAGCGGCAAAACTTCAATTGCTATTCAAATAATGGCAGAATGTCAACGACGTGGTGGTGTTTGTCTTTATTTAGAATGTGAATCAGCTTTTGAAATAGAAAGAGCAGCATCACTTGGTTTATATACTAAAGAATATGTAGATAAATTAGATTTAGATGTTGAACCTTTAATTATTCTTAGACCCCGCACTATTCCAGAAGCTTTCTCTATGATTGAATATTGGTCAAAAAAAGTTAGGGCTATTGATCCTGACTGTTTGATTTGTATAGTCTGGGATTCAGTAGCAGCAACTCCTCCTACTTCAGAAGATAGTGAAAAAAATGAAGATTATAGCTATGTAATGCCTGGAGCCGCAGCACGAGAAGTATCTTTTGGATTCAGACGTTTAACGCATGTTATAAATGAAAATCAAGTAGCTTTAATTTGTTTAAATTTTATTAAAGAAAAAATTGGTAATATATTTCCTGGAGCAGATAATACAGCCACTATTGCTCAACGACCATTAGGACAACACGCAAGTGTTCGGATTATTTTGAATGTGATTGGGACTGTTGGAGAAAAACGTAGTAAATCATCAGGGATTAAGGTTTTAGCTAAAATTAATAAAAATAAAATTGCTCCTCCGCATAGAGAAGCAGAATTTAACTTTTTATTTGATAAAGGTATTGATAATGATGGTTGTATGTTAGATATGGCTAAAGCACGTGGAATTATTAAATCTAGCGGGGGATTTCTTACTTTTGAAGATATTCGTTTTCGTAGGAATCAATGGAGGGATAGCGGTTGCTACGAAGAAGTTATAGCTCAACTAAAAGAAAAAGTTTTATTAGAACAACAAAACCTATTGGGACAACAACAAAACATAGATAATGAGGAAGATTATGGGCCTATTCCTAAGAAAGTTCAGGTAGAAGATGACTAAAAATATAGAAGAAAATTCAATTACTACTTCTATGAAGTTAGTTGCTA